GAAAGAAGAGCAGGTGAAAGAATCAGCTCCTAAAATCGAAACTCCGAAAACTAAAGCGGGTGTAATTCAAGCAGCAGTCGAAATGCTTAAAAAAGCAAAAAAAGAAGACGCGCAAAAAATGTTTGCAAAGTTAGTAACTATTGATGGCGAAGAAGATTCAGTAAAATCATCCGATGCTGCAGCAGATGCAGTTAAGGGTAAAATGCCTGAACCTAAAGCAAAAGCTAAGGTTGAGTCAATTGATTTTGAAGAAGATATCGATGCAATCATCAAAGAAGAAGCTACACTTTCAGATGGATTCCGTGACAAAGCTTCTGCCATTTTCGAAGCAGTACTTACAAGTAAGTTAAGCGAAGAAATTGACAGACTAGAAGCAGAATATGCGCAAAACTTAGAAGAAGAAGTATCAGAAGTACAATCTTCATTAGTAGAAAAGGTAGATTCATACCTTAACTACGTAGTTGAAGGTTGGATGAAAGATAATGAACTTGCAGTTCAACAAGGTCTTAGGACTGAAATTGCTGAAGAGTTTATGACTTCTCTACAGTCAGTGTTTAAAGAGCACTACATTGAAGTACCTGAAGGTAAAGAAGACTTAGTTGATGAACTCAACGAACAAGTCACTGAACTCGAAGAGACTTTAAATAAAACCACAGAAGATAATATCAAACTACACACTGCAGTTCAAGAATTTGAAAAGCAAGAAGTAGTAAGAGAACAATCTTTAGGGCTTGCACAAACTGAAGCTGAGAAATTAGCATCATTGGTAGAAGATATTGAATTCGATAACAGAGAAACTTTCGAAATGAAAGTAAAAACTGTTAAAGAATCATACTTCACTAAAGATGTTACTGAAACAGCTGATGAGGTAGATAGTTTATTAGGTGAAGAGAATGTTTCAGATGAAACTGTATCTGAGTCTATGGCTAAATACACACAAGCTATAACAAATTTCACTAAATAAATAGGGGAAAACAGAAATGTTTAACGCAGATAAAAACTTAATGGAAAAGTGGGGTCCTGTACTTGATCACGAGTCAGCCGCACCAATCCAAGATCAATACAAGAAGGCTGTCACAGCTCGCTTGTTAGAAAATCAGGAAGTTGCCCTACAAGAAGAAAGAAATCAAATGCAAGGAAATTTTATTTCTGAAGCTGCAGCACCAAATAACATTGGTGGTGGTAATATTGGAACTTTTGATCCAGTATTAATTTCTCTTGTACGTAGAGCAATGCCTAACTTAATCGCATATGATATCGCTGGCGTTCAGCCAATGAGTGGTCCTACAGGACTTATCTTTGCAATGAAATCAAAATACTCAACTCAGGGCGGAACAGAGGCTTTATTTAATGAAGCTGATACTGACTTCTCAGGAACAGGTACACATCAAGCTGATCCAACAGGATTAAGTGGTGTAGTAGATGCTGATACTGATGGCACAATCGCAGACGAAGCTGATACAGTTTCAACATACGGTGAAGGTCTAGCTACATCAGCTGCAGAAAGACTTGGCGTTGGAGAAACTGGCGACGGTTCTTTCGGCGAAATGGCTTTCTCAATTGAGAAATCAACTGTTACAGCTAAGTCAAGAGCTCTAAAAGCTGAGTACACAATGGAACTAGCACAAGACCTTAAAGCAATCCACGGATTGGATGCTGAAGGCGAATTGGCTAATATCCTATCAGCTGAAATCTTGGCTGAAATCAACAGAGAAGTTGTTAGAACAATTTTGAAGAAAGCTAAAATTGGTGCTCTTCAAACTTCAACAGCTCTTTCTGGTGTTTTTGATGTTAACACAGACTCAGACGGAAGATGGATGGTAGAAAGATTTAAAGGTCTTATCATGCAGATCGAAAGAGAATGTAACGTTATTGCTAAAGAAACAAGACGTGGAAAAGGTAACTTTGTTATCTGTTCTTCAGACGTTGCTTCAGCTTTAGCTGCTGCTGGAATGTTGGATTATACTCCAGCTCTAGCTGCTAACTTAAATGTTGATGACACAGGTAATACTTTTGCTGGTGTTCTTAACGGAAGAGTTAAAGTTTACATTGATCCGTATGCTACAGTCGACTTCGTTTGTGTTGGATACAGAGGAACTAACCCGTATGATGCTGGTATGTTCTATTGTCCTTACGTTCCTTTAACAATGGTTAAAGCGGTCGGTGAGAACGATTTCCAACCAAGAATGGGATTCAAAACAAGATACGGTATGGTTGCAAATCCATTCGTAGCTGCTGACGGCACAGGTACAGACCGTGCTAACCAGTACTTCAGAATCTTCAGAGTAGACGACATCATGGTGTAAGCCAGAGTTTAACACTCAACTTAAAGGGACTCATTTGGGTCCCTTTTCTTTATCTTAACATTTTAAGGTTATAAATAGATATATGGCAACATTAACTACAAACAAAAACTTTTTAAGCCCAGTCGGGTTTCAATTTAAGATTAATAGCAATCTCTATCCTAATTTAGAATATTTTGCTATTGCTGCAACTTTACCTGGCTTAAGTATTACAGCAGTAGATCAAAGTTATAGAGGAGTCAATTTAGCATTTACAGGTGATAGACTTGCATTTGAAGATCTTACAATACGTATTAACGTAACTGAGAATTTAGATAATTATATTGAAACATTTAATTGGTTACATAATCTAGCTCAATCAAAAACTGCTGAAGATCTTAAAGTAGACGCAACTCTTCTTATATTAACTTCACATAATAACGTTAATAAAGAAATACAATTTAAAGGAGTGTTTCCAACGAGCATGTCACCTATTGAATTTGATGCTCAATCTGAAAGCATTGACTATGTCCAAATGGATATTAGCTTTGCGTATACGAATTTCGAATTTGTTTAAACAATAAAAAGTCGTTTACATTTTCACTAAAGTATGGTATAATATATACATGAATAATTTACAACAAATATTAGATATGTGGAAAACTGATTCCATTATAGATGAAATGAATCTAGATGAGACATCAAGAGACTCCGCTAAACTCCACGGCAAATACCTCGAATTACTTTCTGTAAATCGAATGAAACTCAAAAAAGCTGAACTTGAATTTAAAGTGCTATTGAAAGACAAATGGTTACATTATAATGGAAAGATGAGCAAAGAAGAAATTGATGAAAAAGGCTGGGACTATGATCCACTTAATGGTCTTACTGTTTTAAAGGGAGACATGGATAGATACTACGATGCTGATCCACTTATTCAAGAGCATCAAGCTAAAATACAATACCTAGAAGAAGTTTGTTCTACCTTAAAAGAAATATTAGAGAATGTCAAATGGCGACATCAAAATATAAAGAACATGATTGAATGGAGAAAATTTACTAGCGGTATCTAATGGAAACCATTACTATTCAGAAGAAGAATGAAGTCTTCTTAAATATACAAACAGACGCGTCTATCGAAATGGAATTGTCAGAGCATTTCCAGTTCTTTGTGCCTGGGTATAAATTTATGCCAGCATATCGTAATCGTATGTGGGATGGCAAAATAAGATTATTTGATAGTAGAAAGAAAACATTATACACAGGATTACACAAATATTTGCGTGAGTTTTGTGACGTGAGGGATTATAAGTTAGAAGTGATAGAATCGCCACAATACGGTGCACTCGAATCATCCCTTAGCCCTGACATAGACGCCCTATTATCAAATCTGTCCCTTTCTGTGAATGGAGTTGATATTATACCTAGACAATATCAATTGGAGGGACTCTCGCACACACTTTCGCGAGAGAAGACATTACTGTTATCACCTACTGCTTCTGGGAAGAGTTTAATCATATATTTAGCTATTAGATATTACCTTGATGTTTTTGATGGTAACGTTTTGCTAATAGTACCTACGACATCATTAGTAGAGCAAATGTATTCTGATTTTGGAGACTACTCTCGTAAGGATACCTGGTCTCATGAAGAAACATGTCATAGAATATATTCTGGACGAGAAAAGTTTGGTGTACAACAAAGAGTTATTATATCAACTTGGCAATCAATATATAAATTACCAGCATCTTGGTTTCAAGGTTTTGGTATGGTTGTAGGAGATGAAGCACATAACTTTAAAGCTAAGTCATTGACAAGTATATTAGAAAAATGTACTGAAGCTAAATATAGAATTGGAACTACTGGAACATTGGATGGAACACAAACTCATCAATTAGTATTAGAAGGTTTGTTTGGTCCAGTTTATAAAGTAACTACTACAAAAGAGTTAATGGATAATGACGATCTAGCTCAATTAAATATAGATATATTAATACTTAAATATAAAGAAGAATTCTGTAAGCAGATTGTTAAAGAAAAATATCAACAAGAATTAGATTTTATTGTACGATATGAGCCAAGAAATAACTTTATTAGTAACTTAGCTTTAGATCAAAAAGGCAATACATTGATATTATTTAATTACGTAGATAAGCATGGTAAACCATTGCATTCATTATTACAAACAAAGATGCCAGATAAAAGAAAACTCTTTTATGTATCAGGAGAAACAGATGTTGACACAAGAGAATCAGTCCGTGAGATTACCGAGAAAGAGAAGGACGCAATTATCGTTGCAAGTATTGGGACTTTTTCTACTGGTATTAACATTAGGAATTTACACAATATCATCTTTGCTTCACCAAGTAAAAGTCAAATTAGAGTACTTCAATCGATCGGGAGAGGGTTGAGGAAGAGTGAAGATGGAACTGATACGAAAATATATGATATTGCAGATGATTTACATTGGAAGAATCAAAAGAATTATACATTACAGCATGCAGCTGAAAGAATTAAAATATATTCAAAAGAACGTTTTAACTATAAGATGTACGATATAAACATATAAATAATAGTATGGAAGGATTAAATATACGACATTTTAAACTTTTGAACGGTGAGGAGATCATTGCTCTTCTTGCAGTAAAGAATGATGATAACTTTAT